AATGCAATATGTAACAATTCATGTTTAAGTAATCCAAGTCTATGGTCATCACTTAAAGATCCCCAGAACTCAGGATTAATAGCAAGTTGATAATTAATACCATTCTTGCTAACTCCGGCAGTAGGAACTTTTTGACCCCAGACTTTATTTAGAGCAATAAGAAAGAACCCATAATAGGGCTCTTTCAACATTAGCTCTTTACCAATTTTACTAAGACTTTGTTGCTTGTCCATTAGTTTTTAAATTTAATGTTTATCTCAAATTTATCTGTAGGATAGCCAATGGACTCTAACATCCTTGACATATCTCTAATAAAGAATTCCATAAATAGCTCAACCGAAGCTTTAGAACCTTTGTTTTGTGTAATCATAGCTAAAGTTTTAGGACTGCTGAGTGGAGTCTGGTTTGATATAAGTTTTTCTAACTTACTTGCTATCTTTTTACAACCAACATTCCAGTCTGCTAAACCATGCCCACCAAACTTAAGAATAACAAACAGTTCTCCAATATACTTATTAAAATCAACATTCTTTAGAGACTCATAAGCTATAGTATGATTATCTGCATCTTCAGATTGCAACATCATAATTAAGTTTCTTGTCTCCTCTTTACTAAAAATCATCTTTTCCATCAGTCTTCAATTTTTAATGTTTTAATGGCCCACTCATGTGGTTTACCACTTGTAATCATATCTACCCATTCTTTTGCAGTAGGAATGTAATTATTACAATCCTCCTTAACATGCTGTTCTCCAATATACCGGACATATACATCTTTACCATCAGAGTTGGTAATTACCATACCAAATCTTTGTTCACATTCAAATATACCTTCACTATGATGTCTAAACATTCTGTGCATACTATGACCAATCCAGGCCTTAGTTTCATCAAACCAGTTATGTATCTCCAAATAATCTACAGGAGAACCACCAAACTTTTTAGCTGATGATTTTGCATGTTGCCAAGGATGAGCCATTATTTTTCTTTTACTTCATCTAACAAACTACCATCATGAAAATAATCTTCAGTCTCAGTAATTCTTACATGATTATTAATAATATATTTACCTGAAGGAACACAAATGCACAAATCTCCAAAACCACCTTCATTATTCCACCAATCTTCTATATTATTAAGAATATCATATGCAAAAGATTCAATTGCAGTATATGCATCTTGATCAAATTTTGCTAGGTTCCACTCAACTGCCCAATCATCTACATTATCATCTACATCTTCTGGAGTTTCACAAGGTTTAGTTGTATAACCTATCCATTCTATGGCACCTGAGTCTCCTGCACCATCATATTTTACTTTAATACCCGTAATACCTAAATCAGCCAACTGAAATAGGAGGCTTGTTAATTCTAATTCTGTCATATTATTTGATTTTGTAAAATTTACCTAAAATGTTTCCATTTAGGAATTCATCTTTTTCAAGAACCTCTCTTAAAAACTGATACTTAGTTTCAAAATATGTAAGTTCCATCTTGGAAAAACATATCTTGATTATATACCTTTTGATTGGTATACCAGCTTTGTGAGCTTCTTTAAGAACTGTATTACTACTATAGTAGTTTTGATAGTTAGTTTTAGAAACAGTTTCATATTTTTTGTTTCTTTTATCTGTCATCTGAGCAACAGCTCTTTTACCAAACTTCTTCTTTGTAGTAGAATAAAAGTTCTTTTTACCCACATACCTTACAGATTTACCATCAATAATAGATTCCATCTCATACACAAATCCTATAGCTCCTTCAGGAATCATACTACTATTAAACTCTCTACCTTGATATAACCAACTCATAATGCTTGTTTTAATAATGGAAATAATTTATCTCTGACAGCTTCAATACCATAATCTTTTACTGAATCAGATAGATCTTTAGACATATCTAAATTTATGTAATTAAAACCATATTTTTTATTATACTTGTCAGCAGATCTTAGTCCTGGTTCATCATTATCAAATAATACAATTATCTTTTGATATTTATCTAGAAGTGGTTTCATAAAATTTTCTGGTATAACACTATTTTCACTATCTGGTGCAATAGTTTCTATACCATTAATTTCTAATCTTTTAAAACACATTAAGTCTTTTAGAGAAGAAGTAATAATCAGATACTTAGATTTAAATTCAAGTTGATCAAAACCCTGTATATAATCTCTTACTTTAATAAACTTATTGTCTTTATTTTTTGGAGTATAGATTTTATACAGTGTACCATCTTCTCGGAAATAACCATAAATAAAATTACCTTTAATATTTATAAGATCTAATAAATTACCTTCATCATCTTCTTTAATCATAGTATAAAATGATAAAGGATAAACATTATGTTTCTCTAATATAGAAGAAGATAGTTTAAAAGTCTTCCAATATGTTTGATCTAAGGTATTCCAGTGCCGCATCTCATAATCAGAAACTACATATTTACTATGAGGTTTATAGTCTATAGAAACATATGTATTATTACTAATGTAAACATTATAGTCATCTAGTATTCTTTTAGAAGCTTCTCCTCTTGAATTAAGATTATATAAGTGCATTACAAGACTTAGATTATCTCCACCATATCCTGAAGAAAAATCTTTGAATTTATAATGACCCTTACTATCTATATAAATACACATAGAAGGAACTTTATCTTTTACATTAAATACAGATTTGATTTTAAGACTTTGACCTGATAATCTTTCAGTTAGTTTTAGGTAATGTTCAAATACCCATTCTCTAGGTATATCTGATAAATCAGAAATTAAACCTTTTGTAGAAATCATACTCTAAAATTTAAAAATTAGGGGGAAACTACAAAATTTCCCCCTTAACTTATTAGTCTAGAGAGAAATCTGTAGATGGTTTTGATGGCATAGATAAATCATTATCATCATTATCACCAAAACTTTGAATATTGTTTATTTCTAATTTTTTGAGATGTTTATTCTCACTATAAATAAGAATTTTATCACTGTCTACTTCAGCAATTGCATATTTATTATTTTCTGCTTTTGGTAACCACATGTCATAATTAGTATAACCTGTTTTACCAACATATTCCTTACCAGCAATACAAAATTCTAAATATTTATCTTTAATAGGTGCAGTTTTATTAAATGCTTCTACAAAGTCTTCAATAGTTTCATGTTTATTATGTTGAGCTTGCATCCATTCATTAATTCCTGCAGTCTTACAAAGATTTTGTAAAAAGATTAGAATAGATCTATCTCTTTGAATCTTAATACCTGTTTTAGTCTCACCGTCTACAAATGCATACTGAGAAGCTTTAACTCTACCTATCTGACCCGCAAAATGTCCTTTATCTGGATTGTCTTTATCAAAAGCAAAACCTTCAAAACCTTCTATAGGTTCAGTTTCTACATGCAATATCAAATGATATGCATTATCAATAAATTTAAAATCTTCCAGTTCAACTCCATTAATTTTTAATACATGGTTGCCTGGACTAATTGTTTTTGGTAAACCGGATCCACCGGTACCAAGATCTTCTGTACTTAACGCCATTTTATTTTACTTTTTAATTATTAAACAAATACTTTTTCCCATGATGTCTTTAGAACACCATCAATCATCTCTGTAATTACTATTTCTTCATTACGTAAGTGCTCAGGTCTTGCACCACAAGTGACTTCTTCATTTGTCTTAAAAGACAAAATAGTCTTGTTACCTTTTCGGTACATATACCCAATTGCATCAGCATTAGCACAAATTAAAGATTTAATTTTACCAGTTAAGTCTATGTTAGCAGACATAACCATCTCACCCTTATCATCAACTACCTTGTCTTTAATATGACCAGATAGGATGATTGTAGGTGCTAAGGTATCAATAAAATCTAAAACTTGAAAGAATGCTTGACGGATATATAAATATCCAGCACCATTTGGAAGAGTAATTACTGTATCACCATCAAAGTTTTTACCCATAGGGGTTGCTTTGTATAGTTTAATAGCTAGTGGCATGATCATATCTTCTAATGCAGTTACAGTATCAATAGTAATGAACTTGTATGGATTGCCTGCAGCTCTAATTGCTTTACCAGTATCTAATAACTCTTGTAAACTACTAATTTTTACTTTTAATGCTTCTACATAATCAGAACCATTCTCTAAATCAAGAATTAGATTGTCTTCTAAACCTGCATATGCAGTTGTTTTACCAGTCTTTGGCTTTGAATAAATCACAATTCTTTTAGGATTCTGTCTCTCAGCTTTGACTTTTTTAGTTGGAAGTACTATACTCATATCTCACTTTTTGTTTGTTTAATCAGATCATTTAACCAAGGTCTAGCACTAACAGGTTTCATTAACATAATTGCTGCAAGATCTCTGATAGTAATTTCTGACAAAGGTGCATCTGCAATTTCTTCATTAGAAATCTCCGCCTCTACTTTAGGTGCAAACTCCTCTTCAAAATCTGGAAAAATACTAAGTGATTTTTGTAATTGAGGAACTTCTAGTTTAGCTTCTTCTTTTCTTTTTTCATAAAGAGAATAACTAATTTCTTGTCCACTAGGTAATACAGCCATCATTTCATTTACAGGTATAAGATATTTTTTATCTATTTTACCTTCGCTGTCATAACTTTCTATTAACTCATATTCTTCATCATAGAAAGGATTAAATTTAAGTTTAAATAATTGTCTATCTTCACTCATAGGTGTCATTCCTATAATTTTAGAGTTATCATCATAAACATTATCATAAAATTCAATATAAATGTCTTCTCCTTTTTTAAGTTCCCATTCAAAGAATTGACATTGTCTACCAAATTTACCTTTCTTAAAGAAAGCTGTTTTAATAGCAAAAAATGGATCAGCTAATCCAATTGCTTTGAAAGTATCCATATGTTGCATATAGAACTCTCTTTCTTTTTCTTTTCTTATATTACTACTCATATTAATTAATTTACTTGGATTTTTTGTGTAGTCTCCCTAGCAGGAGTTGGTATTTCTACTATTCTCATAGTAGTTCTATCTAGTTTAAAGAAACTAATTCTTGTAAGACCATTACGTGACTTCAGGAAGTGGAACACTAAGGTATCCGGATCTTCAATTAGGAACTTTTCAGGACCATATTTCTTTATTTTTCTTATAGAAGGTTTATTAATACCAATAACTACATCAGCATGTTGTAATAAAGCATCAGAACCATAAATATCAGAATCTAATACATAATTACCATAAGTGGCTTCCACTTGTCTTTTTGAATCATCTATGTTTCTATTTAATTGACTAAGAACTACAAATGCTACGGGATAGTTTTTCTTCATATAGGTCAAGGCTTCACCCAATGCACCTAGCATATCAAATTTGTCTTTTTGTCCTATGTCATTTTTAAATAAAGCTGAGTGATCTATTGTAACAAGTATATTAGGATAAGTTCCATCTGAATTTTTATGTCTGTATAATTCATAATGAATTGTAGCACACATTTCATTAACAGTACAGACATCATAAATTACATTAACTATATCATTAGCTTCTGTTTCTTTATAATATTCTACACATTTTTCAAATAATCTCTTATCAATTAACTTACCATCTTTACTCATTAGTGTATTGTAATCAGCACCTGTAATCAAACCAAACTTTCTAATGGCACTTGTCTCATCAACCATTTCCATTTGAAACTTTAGTACTCTAAATTTTTGGTTTGGATTTTTAATAATAATATCTGAAACCAATTGTTCCATGAAAAGTGTTTTACCTGTACCTGGTCTTGCACCAACAACTGTAATTGTTCTCCACTCTAATCCATCACAAAAAGCATCATTAAACTTAGGCCACGCACTAATAAGAGCAGGTATTTTACCTTCTCTTTTTGCTTTCATTTTAATTAAACCTTTCTCAAGACTATTTCTTTCACTTACAGGTAACAGGTGTCTTGCACCATTAAATAGTTTTTCCATAAACTTTAAAAATTTAAATTATACAATTAACTCACCAAATACATCTTTATCTTCATCAGGATTATCTTTTAAAAACTCACAATATGTTGCTAAATCAGAATCCCAACTTTTATCTATATTTTGTTTTCTCAAAAAATACTGAGCAGTTCTCATATAGTCATAGTTTTTAGACTCATATTCTAAAACATATTTTTGTGTTGCTAAAAAAATAGTTTGCCAGTCATAATCGTATGTATCAAAAAACCATCTAAATCCACTTTCTAAATTTTTAGCAGGTACTCTTGCATATTTTCCAGAGGACAGTTTCTTATTAGGAAATATAGTTACATATGCATCTATGTTTTGCATAAAATTATGCCCCATTAAATCTTTAGAAGTTCTCTTTTTAGATTTCTTAAAATATCCATCAATTTCAGTTATAAAGATAATACTTTTTTCTGTTAATTCAAAGGATTCTGATAACCAATGATTCGTTTGCAGTCTTTTGCATTCAAGTTCTTTATTTACTGAACCATGAGGTACAATATTTTCTTTAATGCAATATAAAACATAGAATGAATTTGGTGATAAACCTTCTGAAAATAATCTAATAAATAATTCTATCATATCACCATGTTATTTCATTACCACTTGTATTTTTTACAACAGTTGATATCTTATTAAATATATCATTACTATCCCATTTAGATTTACTGTAAGCTGCACTAGCAGGATGTTTTACAAAAAACTTATGTTCTGTGTTTGTAGTCAAATCTGACCATTCTTCAGCTTTTTTACCTAAATATGCATAAACTAACCCGGGATTATAGTTATTTAAATAATCCAATAGATAAGCAGTAAATGGTTTCCATATATCATAATGGCTACCAATTTTATTTACTTCAACTGTAAGAGCTGTATTAAGCATAAGTATACCTTGATTAGACCATCTACTAAGATCTAATTGCTCACTAATAACATGGTTATTATAAACAGTTCTATCAACTTCTTGAAGCATAAATTTAAGACTTGGTTGTAATTTATCGGTATTACTACAACTAAATGCAATACCATCTGCTACACCTAACTGTGGATATGGATCCTGACCAACTATTACTACTTGTAATTTATCATACGGACATTCTTCAAATGCCCTAAATACTTGTTTCAGTGGTGGAGTAAATCTTTTATCTTCTTGACTTAGTGTATATAACTTTGTAAGTATATTATCAAATTCACTACTAAATATAAAAGATTTAAAAATTCTATTCCAACCACTAGGTTCAAGTTTGTTAAACATTTTTTGTTTAATTTCTTCTAAATTCATTTTTTTATTATTTTTGATAAAAATTAAAATATGGCAACAGAATCAGTTAAAATAAAAGAACTTAGTAATGATGCAATACTTGATATAAAAGTAAATAAGTCATTTTATATGATGGTAAAAGCATCATTATTTGTAGTATTTAAAGAATTACAAGATCAAAATCCAGATAAAACAGTAAATATTTTAAAATCTATAATGGATCAAAAATATACTGATCTAGATGATAAACAAAGAATATTCTATACTTTAACTTTAATTGTTGCTGAAATAGAAAGACAAGCTCAATTAAATAATTTAATTATTGAAAAAGAAATATCAGAAGAAGAAATAAAGAAAAATATTAACCAAGGTTAATATTAAACTGCTCTCTACCTATCTGTATACAACCTTCAATAGCTAACATTAGTTCATCTTTACTACAATCTGCAAAAGATTTATCTTCAATTCCTGAAGTTTGTTTTACAATAAGTTTCATTTCATCAAATGTATACCCTGACTCTTTTGCCAGTTCTCTAATACAAGCATGTACTTTTGCAAGTTGTGCTTTACTGTGATCAGGATTAGATACTTCAATAAACATATCAACCTTATCACCCTCTTTTAGTTTCTCTACAAAGATTTCATATGCAAGTTTATCTTGGGGATGTGCAAAAACAAGTTTACCATCTTTCTTAATAAATTTTCCTGTATGCATGTTTAACAAATTATGTTTTTCATTACTTCTAAAAAATGCAGATAGTGATCTTTACTTTTAATTTCTATTGCAGGTATCTCAAATGCTTTCAGAGTCCATTGATCATCTTCTACATCAACATTGTCTGTACTATGTAGAATAATGCCGCTGCACATCTCTTTTTGATAATAATAATAATCATATCCATTTTGACTAGCATCATCTGTAATTTCTATTTTTTCAAAGCCAAAATCAACTAATTCTTGTTCACTCATTTTTCTTTTGTTTTAAATACTTTTTCTCAAACTTCTCCCAACCTTTTGGGTCAAACTGTGTGATAAGTAAATCAAGTTTTATTTCCTCTTCATGCTCATCACACATTCCAATCCCTTTGACATCCAAATCTGGACTGTACCTCTTGGTAGCCGGAGCTCCACACTTAATGCATTCCATTTTCTATTAGTTTTAATACATCTTCTTCTTTATAGTAAATTTTACCATAAATTCTTGTTGAAGGTAAGGTACCTGTTCTTCTATACTTTGCTAAAGTTCCGGCAGATATTTTCAAGATTGTTCTTGCTTCTTTAGGATTAAACCAGTTCTTCTGAATTAGTACAGGATCCTTCTTCATCAACTCTCTTATTTCCTCAAGTAATTCATACTTGAAGTCTATAAGATCTTGTTTAGTTATTAAGTCTATCTTCATATTAGTAAAATGTTACTTTGTCTAACAACTTATGCTTATAAAAATATACTGAATCAACCTGGACAGGTCTCACTTCATCTTTATTAGCAACATGCAGTATAAATTCAGAATCTCTCCATTTATGATTATGTGGAGCATGATGAACATGAGGGGTATGTACATAACCTGCTTCAACAACATGACTGTAATCTTCATCATGACACATATGACCCTCAACATATTCTTTGGCTACTATATATCCAGTAAATAGCTTTGACTCACATGAAGTAAGTAATACAAAAAGCAGACACATAAATAATATTTTTTTCATTTTATTCTGATTTAGTCTTTTCTAATTCTGCAAGTAAAGCATCTGCTATATCAACAGCATGTTTAACAACTACAGAATTGTTAAATGTGGTGTTTGTATTATGACCTCCTGGTATAGCTTGTACCATTAAACCTACTAATGCTTGACCAGCAAAGTATTCTCTTTTGGTTAAGCCTATTCCATCATCTCCCTGCATTGTATAAGAATTAGGATTATAAAATGCTGGTTTTTTTCCATTTTCCATACTACTTCTTTTTAAATTGTTCTAAATAATATCTTGCTGTTGTTTCACTTACAGAGCTAGTATTACTTAAATCTGGATTTGAAATAATAAATTGCATAAAAGCAATTACATCTTCCTCACTATACATTCTTTCTTGTTGCCATTTAGCACCTGCTATCCAATTATCTGTTTTGCATAAATTAGGGTCTGCAAGATTAGCAGCAGCTTCTTTAAGTGTTTCTTGTTTAGACATCATTGTAGAATTAAATATTCTTTCTTCTTTCTTTGCTGCTTCAGTATAGGTAAGTGTTTCTTGTTTAGGTTCTTCTGAACCAAATTCTTCTTCTAAAGCATCATCAAGTTCTTCATGAAGTTTATCCCATTTTTCTTGTTTCATAACT